TGGGACGTCAGGGATGATGTCTCTTATGACCACAATCAATCGCAGAAAGGCTAGAGTCGGCGCCCCGAAAGGGTGCTTCCTCGATTGCCCCCGCAATTGGTTTAGACCACAATTGATTGTTCCATACGAACAAGGAGAAAAGCTAATGGCAACGCCCCGAACGCGCGATCGGGTCACGTATATCCGAGATAACCTCAGATCGTGGCCTTCCTGGACTGCACCGATAACCTTAGGAAGTTACCGTGACATGGTCACGGGCTTCCAAAACGGTGTTCCAGTGAATTTTGGGTGGGGTTCACCCTACTCACCGGTCAGTTACATTCCAGATCAATCCTTTTCCAGTTTCGAGCATACTGTGGATGAACTCCACGGTAAGCCCGCTTACGATCCCAAAACTATGAAGTATTGGTATCGCACTGGTGGACCATTCTTGAATGTTCGCGTTTCATCTGGCTACCCCGTTGGGGGTGTGTCAGAGGTCGGTTCGATTTTCAATTGGAATAACACACGCAGATACGATGGGGGTTTTATGACCCCTCCGTTATCTGTGTGGGGAGGTGGTGGTTTTTCCGCCTCCTTTAATCCATATGATAATACGTTCCTTCCTGACGTGGCTGCCTACTTTGACCGGGCTTGGCGTCGTGCCAAGCCTAAATTGGAATTGTCGAGCCTGTATGTCTTCCTTAAAGAACTTAAGGATGGCACTCGCATGCTCGAAACTACCGCCTCCCTTTTTGGAGAGGAGTATCGTAAAAGTTTCTCGACCTTTATGAGGTCAGGCAACATCACGGTACTGCATGGTGCGCAGATATCATCTCCCAAGATGACAGCTGGTTCCATAGCCGATCAATTCCTCAACCATCAATTTGGTTGGGCGCCGTTCATCGGAGATATACTTTCCTTTGGGAATGCATATTTCGACGCTTCCGCTCACATCAAGAAATTGACTGATGAGAATGGGAAGTGGGTACGGCGTAGGGCCAAAGTTGTAAAAGACGAGAATTCTCGGGTGGTGTTTGAGGAGAACCCGGCGCCTAACTCTACGAGTTATGCTATACCGTGTTTTCCAAATAACATGTCCGCTGAATTCTTCGCAGCTCCCCCGAGGTGGAAGTGTATCGAGACTGAAAAGCTCTCGGTCACCGCCTCTGGGAAGTTTCGATTTTATCGTCCCGAATTTGATGTGACTCTCCCGGATTATTCATCCGCCTGGAATAAGGTCCTCCGGTACATTAAGTTGTACGGGTTGGAGGTGAATCCACATCATATTTGGCAAGCAACTCCTTGGACGTGGCTTGTCGACTGGGTGTCGAACTTAGGCGACTATATAGAACGCCTGTCCGATACCCTGGAGGATCAAGTCGCGGCCGAATATTTCTACGTTACTGCCAGAAAGTTTGTTACGAGGAGACTAGAAATAGCTCTTCCTCTACATTCTGGACTTCGTGTCCTAACATTCGAACGAACGTTCGAGTCGAAACAACGCAGTAGCGCAGATAGTCCGTATGGATTTAACCTTACGTGGGAGAATTTATCCCCACGTAGATTAGCAATACTAGCGTCACTCGGCATTACTCGGAATCCGAGTCTTGCACGACGCTAGACATCCTCTAGTTCTTTCTACAAGTTGTTTCCTTGAGAAAGTTACGACCTGGAACTAGATCAATTCTCCAATACCTGGAGGTATCAACCTTTGTTCACAGATCCACAAACACTTACAATCGCGACTGTCGCCAACTCGCTTCCGAAAATTCTGCAAGAGGGCACTACGTCCCGCTATCAGAAATCGGATGGCTTGTTGTCGCTTGCCATTCGGCATACTCCGGCGAAAGATCAACGTATGCGCTCTTTAGTGCGCGTTGACTTCTCCGCAGTAGTAACGAATCCGTTGGATAGTACCAACGATATGGATTCGTTCAGCTTTCAGATCGTCTTGGATCGCCCCTTACAGGGGTTCACCAATACGCAAATGAGCGACGTCTGGGCCGCGCTTAAGGCGTGGCTCGATTCGACAGCCCTCGCAAAACTCATCGGCCAGGAGTCCTAACTTCTGGTCCTTATACCCGATTGGGTACAAAAACCGTCGGTATATCCGATGAGAAAGTTGACATAAATGACGACAAAACGTCAAAATGCCAAGAAACCGGCTAAGCCGGGAACGAAGACCGCATTACGCGAAATCTTCGCACAGCTGGCGCCAATTGGACTCGGTATTTTATTAACCGAGCTTGAACGCAAGTTCCTTAAACCGGAGCATGTGTCCATGATTGATGAGCATAATGACCGAATGGAAGAGAAACGTCTCGACCTTTCGAACAGTGCTTCTCGATAGCCAATTGGTTCCTTTTGTCAACTGACACTAGGGCCAATGTCGAAGTTAAGTGTTTGCCCCACTGATAGCAGTGGGTTTTTGTCGTACTCTGTGAACGAGGCTCGATTGCCATCCTCCTATATAGGGGGTAGCATGAAAAGCGACGTAAGTGAGTACCTAGAGGTGATACGAGCAGTCTATATAGATGCTTGTATCAAATGTTCCGCTGACGTCTTTGCTTTACGTGATTTGGAAACAATCGAATCACGGGTCGAGAATGAGGGCTTGTCGTTTTTAACGATCGCCCTGCCTCAGTTCGCAAGTGACTTCGAAAGAGCACTTGCGACCGGAGCTATAGACTCAGCACATTTCCGTAACTTCAAGAAATGTGGAGCAATCCCTGCGTTTTTGCAAGGTATGCTCAGTCTAATTTTCGACCAAAAGACAGGAAAGGTGACCTCGTATGAATCCCCTACAACTAGTAACACTGTTGCTGGAGACGTTCCCAGCGATATTCCAACTCTTGTTGAATCTGTACGACAAATATGTTGTACATTCAAAAAAGTGGAACTTGCGTGCACCCCTAAAAGAGTGCAAGCAGCGCTGTCGAACTATACAGAGATCGAGCAAGATTTCCAGACGTTTTCAGCACCCGACGAACTATCGCGGAAATTTTCCCGCGTTGCTCGTTTGCTCTGGGATAATATGGTTAGGGATTTTGATCCCCAGCATATTATACCATCGCATGGTCCGGGTGCAACTGCCGACCGCATTTCTGGTAACCAGAAGTACGTTTGGCGACGCTGGCACGACCGTCTCGAGCCTTACTTCCCCATTGTCGATAACGGATACCCGTTAGGGATCCCGCATCGCAGTGAGGAGCTCGAAATTGTATCGGTTGTTCCAGAGGATGATGAGCAACCCGTAAGGGTTATCACCGTCCCAAAAACGCTGAAATCTCCCCGTATCATTGCCATCGAGCCTGCCTGCATGCAATATGTGCAGCAGGGAATCCGAGACTATCTCTATGATAGAATCGAGGGTTATTGGTTGACTAGTCGCAGAATTAATTTCCGCGACCAAACAATCAACCAGCGTTTGGCATTGAAAGCGTCGAGAACAGGTCGATATTCGACCATTGACCTTTCCGAAGCCAGTGATAGAGTACCTCTGTCATTAGCAATGGAGATGTTTCGAGGCAATCGTGATTTACACGATAGCATCTTAGCATGTCGCTCGACCAAGGCGCAGCTCCCTGATGGCCAAGTAATTGGCCCTCTCTTGAAGTTTGCGTCTATGGGCAGTGCTCTTTGCTTCCCCATTGAAGCCATGTTCTTCTACACAATATGTGTAGTGGCTTTGTTGGATAGCATTGGCCTTTCCTATTCTCAAAGAAACATTTGTAAAGTTTCCAAGAGAATACACGTCTATGGCGACGATATAATCGTGCCTAGCGTGAATGCGGACGTTGTTCTCGATTACCTACAAAAGAACAATTGTAAGGTAAACTCCAATAAGACTTTCGTGAGCGGAAGCTTCCGAGAGTCATGTGGTGTTGATGCGTTTGCTGGCTACAGGGTTACACCCGTGTATGTCAGACAACCGCCTCCTGAGAACAAGCGACAATATCGTAATCTGATCTCGTGGACTGCTACTGCCAACCTCTTCTACTTGAAGGGTTATTGGCGGACAGCCTCGCTCATGTTTGAAAAATGTGAGCGGTACTTGGGGCATCTGCCTTATGTACGAGAGACCAGCCCGGTATTGGGCCGTTATTCCTTCCTCGGTTATGAGAGTGTCGATCGCTGGTTAACTAAAAAGAACCAACTACACGACAGCTCAAACTACCAGTCCCCGGAAGTGAGGGGTTGGGTACCGAGCCCAGTTCATCGCTCTGATGAGTTGGATGGATGGGCTGCGATGATGAAGTGCTTTGTGAAAATGGCAAAGCGTGATGCTAAAGCCACAGACACAAGGCGCGGATTAAGCGCAGACCTTTCGGCCGAATTAGTCTCGAGCTTCTCTGCTTTGGCTTCCTTAGAGGAAGTCCAGAGTGTAGATGAACGACACTTAATTCGTTCTGCACTGCACGGCGCAGTCACATTGAAACGCCGTTGGGCCCCCGCACATTAGCGGGGGGTGGGGCTTGAAAACCCCTGGGGTAGCAATATTCCGCTCCAACGAGTGGAAGAAGCAGAGCAGCTACCCTGCC